TATGCAGACCCCGGCGGTTATCGGAATGGCAGAGTTTTTTTCTTTACTGTTTATTGCGTATGAAATCGTGAGCATCCTTAAAAATATGACCCTTGCCGGACTTCCGGTAAAGAAGTTGTGGGATGCCGTAAAGAAGTTTTTAGGTAAGTACACGGAAGAGTTACCGGATGATGATTAAAGAAAGCGAGGAATAAGACATGGCAACAAAAGACCAGGTAAACGCCTTTATTGCAAAATTGGCAGCAATCGCAAGAAAAGAATATTTAACCCGTGATAAATGGGTTTTACCGTCCGTATGTATCGCACAGGCCGCATTAGAAACCGGGTGGGGAACGTCCGGGCTTATGACAAAAGCCAATGCGTTTTTTGGCATTAAGGCCGGCAGCAGTTGGAAAGGAAAGGTTTACAGTAGTAAAACAAACGAGTGCTATGACGGTAAGACCTACACGCAGATTACCGCCGCTTTCCGTGCTTATGATAGCCTGGAAGAGAGCGTGGCGGATTATTACAATCTGATTTGCGGAAGTTCCCGTTATGCCGGAGCAGTAAACAACGGAAACGCCGAAAGTGCCATTACCGCAATCAAAAACGGCGGATATGCAACAAGCCCTACATACATTAAGAATGTAATGAACATCATCAATTCTTACAACCTTACACAGTATGATACATGGGACGGAGAGAACCAGGGACCGGCGAACAAGGAAACCCACGGTTATAAGGTGGGGGACAAGGTAAGAGTGATTGACAACATCACATACAACGGGGTGCGTTTTGCAACCTATTATGATGAATATGATGTTATCCAGGTAAACGGGGACCGTGTTGTTATCGGTATCGGCAACACCGTGACGGCAGCAGTAAACGCCGCCAACATTGCAAAGGATGAAGAGATTGCAGAAGCCCCGGCGGATGCAGAAGTACCAACCGACATTCCGA